ATGGATGAAATAGACGCATTGAATGAAACCATCCGCAGATTGTGCGAGGATATGCCCACCAAAAGCGATAAAAGCCCATTCTAGGCGTTTTTTAGCATGGGTGAATAGTTGGGTAGCATAGACGTAAAAAAACCCTCCTGAGAGGGTCTGAGAGTTTAGCGTTTCCCGCTAAGTATTCGCAGAATTAAGGCGATGCAAGCATAAATCATAGATCGTTTAAACACGCTGTGTGTATGTAGGTGTTCAAAATCTCAGCTTCTGGGTGATACTTTTTAAGTTCTGCCACCGCATCCTCTAAAGATTCTGCGCTTGTTTCATCATATTCAGCATGAACACAATCAGGATATGGATAAAACTCAATTAGAAAAGTTCTGAAAGTCATAATGCTTCCACCATTTCAAGAGCTTGCGCCTTGCAGTCTTCTACTTGGTCAACTGATAAGCCTCTAGCTATTTGTTCCGCTAATTCGCTTGCTCGTTGAGCTTTGTGGTCGTCTGATGCAGTTATTGCCAAAACTAGGCATTGTGTGAGTGCTTGTAATTGTGTCATTTTGTGTCCAATATGTTTAAACGCTGTCTGTCACAGGATCGGAAATAATCCCAATTTTGTAAAGCTCGTGATCTGCTTTTTGTCTTGAGTCATTATCTTTAAATAAGAAAATGCCATTTTTGTCTGTAACGCAATCTAGCTCACCATTATATTTATTCATTATCCTTTCAATAGATAATCTTTGTTTGGGCGTGTCATAATAAAAGTCGATACCTAATAAATAGCTCATTTTTTACGCCTCTTCGCTTTTATATTGTTTAATCATTAACTCATCTTCTATGTATTGACGTAAAATATGATAAATATCATCTTCACGATCACCACTAAAGAAAATTGAGGCATTGAAACCATCTGTTACGCCCAATTCGTCCTGAATATGTCTACAGGCTTCATGTAAAGCATTTTCTGCAAGTGTTTGAATGTCTTGTTTGTTCATGATTGAACCCTAAGTTGTTTAAACGTTCTGCATTTGGCATAATCTGACAAATGAAACTCGTGCAATATTTGGTCTGGGCTTTTCTCTGACCAATAATAAAATCCTCGTTTAGCTCGTTTCTTGTGCGTGAATTGCAAATGGTCGAGATCACAGATTCGCTCATCAAATGATCGGGCTTTGAACCCGCTTGGAGGCTTTCTCATGCTGTGATTACCTCATTCAATGCGTTTAAACACTTTTCAAGATCATTAGCTTGGCGATTGGTTTTGATAACCTTTTCTTTGAGTTCTTCCTGATAATAAGAATGTTCGTTAAAAATCTCATACCACTCATAAAAGGCTTTTTGAGCTTTGGTCGATGTGCTTTCTAATTCTTCAAGAGAAGGGCGATAGACCACCTTGCCATTGATGTCAAAAAGAACAGTCCGAAAGCCTCTTGCACCGTTTCGGCTGTCTTTTCCCACCGATTCAGTGATTACATAGAACAACCCAAAGCATGAAGGTTGAGCACCAGTAATGCGACTGTTGAAATAACGTAAGGTCGAGTCGTCAACATAGTGAGTCCGCCCTGATAGCATGGCTTGGGCATTGGCTCTCGCAGTGTTTAAACACTTTGAGTAATATTGTTGTTGGTCAAACGCTTGGCAAATGGTTTGTGCGATTTGATTGTTCATGATTAACACCTATGAAATGATGCGACATTGCACCGAATAGACCCAACCCGTGAGCCTATCCGTTGAAATTTCTTCAATGGAGTATTAACCGAATTCTAGAAGCCTCCCATAGTAAAAACCCTAGTTTTCGGATCAAAACCTCATCATCACCTTGGCGCATGAGTCGTCCACCCTCGAAGTCATAGAAGGTCTGAAAGCCTTGAGAGTAGTAATGCGCCACAGCTTCAGCACCACTGGCAAAAGTTAAATTTTCGAGCTTTTCTGTTTTCATGTTCACACCTTTTAAAAAGTCAATATGTCGAAATAAGCCAACAAACCACAGCACAGGACAAGACCCAACCCAACAGCAGTTAAGAGGTCGTAAAGGTTTTCTTTAAAGTCTTGCATGATGTTTAAACGCTCTCTCTGATGGTTGATTTGTATTTATTGGCTGTAGAGTTAGCCCAAGCCAGTTCAAAGATTTCAGGGAAAGCCTCAAACAGTCTCAAGGCATTGGTTTTGTCTGCTCTGAGCATTGCATCACCCAAGCACGAAGCAAAGCCACCGAATGAGCCTTTTGAAAGGTCATTGCCTGAATAAACAAATTTATCGCCTAATGAATAATCGGGTTTCATAATTTACGCCTATAAAATAATGCAACAGTGCATCCAAAGCCAGTCTGTCACACTGGCTCAAGAGAAACTGTTTAAACGCTCTCATTCACAAGTTGGTACATATTCCACCCACAGGTCACAACTTGAGAGCCATTATTTAAAAGCTCTTGAATCATACTTTTGTCGAATGAGTGCCAACCCTCCCAGTCTGAGGGATAGCGACAGACCTCATTCCATCCTCTTAATTCTGATTTTGAGTGATAAGCAATAATTGGGTTGTTAGTGTTCATTTGTAAGCCTTTGAAGTTGTTTAAACAGTCTCACCGAGCCACTGAGTGCGAAGCTCTGACAGTTGGTCAAATATCTGTTGGCGAGTTCCTTTGAAGCCCTCACCCTTGAGGATGGCATAAGCACTTGAGCCTCTCTTTTTCATGCCCATCATTTCGAGCTTGAGAGCTTGACGCAAAGTCAAGAGGCGCATTTGTTCGATGTGAACTGGGTTAGTGATTGCTGACATAATTAAAGCCTTTCGATATAGTGCAACAGCGCACAGAAAAGCCCTTTCGAGCTTCCCTCTGAGTTGTTAAGAGATGGACATCTCTCCGTGATCTGGGCAATGAGGCGCACCCATGTCATTGAGCCACTTACCCGCAACCCTTACTGTATAACCGCAATCACGGCAAACACATTTCAGCATTCTGGTTGACTGTTTCTTTTGAGCGTTTGAGGGGATCAAGTCAGCATGAGGATAAATGCCAAGCCTTTCCAAAACAGGCGAAGCCCAGAGCTTGAATTTCTCACCCGCAACAGTGGCGGTCATTTTGCCCTCTAAGCCAATGGCGGTAGCAGTGCGTTTAAACAGCTTCCCATGTCCATCGTTGGGGTGACAAGCATGGACAAGCTCATGCGCCAAGATGTCAAGAACCCTCATGCTGTCGCTGATCGTGGGAGAAATGAAAATTTCAGCGTGTTTATCGGCTGATGCTCTAGCAGACCAACATTCTCCGATTCTGCGGTTCTTATTCGAGAGGGCTGATTTTGAGGGGAAGCCACAGCTTGAGCGAACCTCTAAGGGTAAGTCAACGCCATTGGCTTGAAAGAGGCTTCTAAGCTCTGTAGTTGCGTTTGCGAGCCATTGTTCTCTAGTGTTTGTCATGATCAGTTACGCCTATGTAAAAAGTTGATAAAAGAGAGAGCGTTTTTTTGACCCTCTCACATATATAGCATAATAGAATCGTGCCAACTCTCGTAAGTTGTTGATTTATAAGACCCCTCCATTTCCCTAATAGGGATTACCATTAGAATTAAAGTATGCAATAATTAATTAATTCAATTTTTAGGGAAAAATCATGGGAAGACCCTCAAAGCCTAATACCCGATACTTTCAGAGAACATTGTCAGACCCTCAAAGGATGATCTTGTTATCGGCGGGTAAAGGCAATATTTGCCGAGGTTTTGAAAATGTGCTTGATCTATACAGTTACGCTCACAATCAAGGGTTCAGACCAGATATGGAATTGAGTTTTTTAAATATAGGTCACGCAACAACAGACAACCCCAACTTAGAGAAGTCAGCAGTTGAGGTAGGGTAAACACTAATAGATAGAACAATAAGGGTAAACAATAGAACATTTAAGTATCCCTAAAAAGGTGCATCTGTCCCATTCATAGGACATTAGAACAATAGGACATTTGATACTAAGGGTAAACCCTAAGCTGTATGGAAACACAGTAGGGTAAACGAGTAGGTAGAAACCCTATGAGGGTAAACGTGTAAGGGTGAGGTGATGGGGGGGGGAGGGTAGGTGTGGTGTGTGGAGATATTGATGGAACATCCCCCATTCTGAAAAAGCTAAATTGACAATTCCAAGGAGAACCAATGGAAAAAAGAGGAAGAGGAAGACCCAAGGGAAGTGTGAAGATGACCATACAGAGGTTTGCTGATAACCCTCCTATGGTATTGCCTAAGACTGATCATCAGAGGCTCAAGGAGTTGAAGGAGTTAATGATTAGGTCGGGAGGTAAGGATGTTGCTCAGAAGGTAATAGAGATAGCGCTTAATGATGACCATCCACATCAATTGGTGGCTTTAAAGATGTGTCTTGATAGGACTCTACCTGTTTCTTTGTTTGAGAAGGATAAGAGTCAGAGGAGTGCTGTGACGATTAACATCACTGGATTAGGACAAGAACCTACCATTATTGATGAACAACCTGAAGATGTAGAGGCTAAGTATGGCTGATCTGAACTTTTCTCTCCTTCCTTGGCAACAGACAGTCTTTGCTGATAAAACTAGGTTCAAGGTTGTGGCTGCTGGGCGTAGATGCGGTAAGTCTCGTATGGCGGCAGTTACCCTATTGATTGAAGGACTCAAGTGTCCACAAGGCTCTGCGGTTCTCTACGTTAGTCCTACGATGGGACAGTCTAGGCAGATTATCTGGGACTTACTGCTAGACCTTGGTAGGGAAGTAATCCAGAATTCCCATGTAAATAACCTAGACATTACCCTGATAAACGGAGCAAGAATCTATGTTCGTGGTGCTGATAGACCTGATACGCTTCGTGGAGTGTCTTTGACCTATGCTGTACTAGACGAGGTAGCAGACATCAAACCAGAGGCTTGGGAACAGGTCATACGGGCTTCTTTGTCAGACAAGAAGGGTAGAGCCTTGTTTATTGGGACTCCTAAAGGTAGGAACTGGTTTCACGATACCTTTAAGTTGGGGGAGTCTGGAGAGGATGAGGATTGGAAGTCATGGCACTTTACAACTCAAGATAACCCTTTGATAGACCCTAAAGAGATAGAGAGTGCCAAGAAGACCCTGAGTAGCTTTGCTTTCAAACAAGAGTATTTAGCCTCGTTCTCCAATGCGGGTGCTGATGTCTTTAAGGAGGAATGGATCAAATATGGGGAGATTCCTGAACATGGGAGTTACTTCGTAGCGGTGGACTTAGCGGGGTTTGAGGAGGTTGCCAAACAGGCGGCTAACTCTAAGAAGAGGTTGGATGAGTCTGCTATTGCTGTTGTGAAGGTGACGGATGATGGTAAGTGGTACGTCAAGGAGATAGAACACGGGAGATGGGATATTCGGGAGACTGCCGCTAAGATTCTGATGAAGATGAGGGATTACAGACCTTTGAGTATTGGGATTGAGAAGGGGGCATTGAAGAATGCTGTTTTGCCGTATTTGAGTGATTTGATGCGGAAAAATAACGTGTATAGTCACATCGTTGATTTGACGCATGGAAATAGGAAAAAAGCGGATAGAATCATTTGGTCGTTGCAAGGAAGGTTCGAGCATGGGAGAATTATCCTGAACAGCGAGGAAGAGTGGGATACATTTGTTGACCAACTTCTTATGTTTCCATCGCAAGGTGTCCATGATGACTTACCAGATGCCTTGTCATACATTGACCAGTTAGCAGTCACCAGTTATTTTGATGACTCTGATGCTGAAGACTGGCAACCGATGGATGTAATATCTGGTGTATAAGGACTATCATGGATCAAAACGAGTTTGATGAGCCAACAGAGAATGACAAGGAACTAACAGCCTTTGTTATTGATCATTGTGATAGATGGCGAGACTATCGTAACGTCAATTTCTTGGATGACTACCTAGAATACGAGCGTATTTTCCGTGGTGAATGGGCGGCAGAGGACAAAACTCGTGATTCTGAACGCTCTAGAATCGTTACTCCCGCTACCCAACAAGCCGTAGAGACTCGTCACGCTGAGATCATGGAGGCTATCTTTGGTCAAGGTGAGTTCTTTGACATTGAAGATGACCTTAAAGACATAGATGGGAATCCTTTAGACGTTGAGATGCTTAAAGCTCAACTGATGGAGGATTTCAAACAAGACAAAATTCGTAAAGCCATTGATCAAATTGAATTGATGGCAGAAATCTACGGAACTGGCATTGGTGAGATAGTTGTTAAGACAGAAAAGGTCTTTGAACCCGCTACTCAGTCAATTCCTGGTCAAACTGGTCAAGCAGCCATAGGTGTTGTAGAAAAGACACGCATTGCTGTAAAAATCATGCCTGTAAACCCCAAGAACTTCTTGTTTGACCCTAATGGTACAAGCGTAGACGACTGTATGGGTGTGGCAATTGAGAAGTATGTTGGCATCCACAAGATCGTAGAAGGCATTGAGAAAGGTATCTATCGCAAGGTAGATATCACTCCTACCTATGAAGACACAGATTTAGAGCCAACACAAGAACTTAGCCAATATCGTGATGAAAAAGTGCGTTTATTGACGTACTATGGTCTAGTTCCTCGTGAATATCTGATGGAAAAAGACGTAGAAGTCGAAGAGTTGTTCCCTGATGACTCAGCGGCAGAGGACTATACCGACATGGTTGAGGCAATTGTTGTGATTGCCAATGATGGACTCCTTCTCAAAGCAGAAGAAAACCCATACATGATGAAAGATCGTCCTGTTCTGGCCTACCAAGACGATACAGTTCCTAATCGACTCTTGGGTAGAGGTACTGTAGAGAAATCCTACAATATGCAAAAGGCTATTGATGCCCAAGTTCGTTCACATTTGGACTCTTTAGCATTGACTACAAGTCCTATGATGGGCATGGATGCCACTAGACTGCCTAGAGGTGCTAGATTTGAGGTAAAGCCAGGCAAAGCCTTTATGGTCAATGGTAATCCCGCAGAGATTCTCTATCCGTTCAAGTTCGGTGAGACCAGTCTGAATAACCTAAATACTGCTAAAGAGTTCGAGCGTATGCTCCTTCAGGCTACAGGTACTTTGGACAGTCAAGGGATGGTTAGTCAAGGTAATCGTGATGGTGCGGGTATGAGCATGGCGGTTGCTACGATTATCAAGAAATACAAGCGTACCTTGGTGAACTTCCAAGAAGACTTCTTGATTCCGTTTATTCAGAAAGCGGCTTTCAGGTATATGCAGTTTGACCCTGAGAGATATCCTTCTGTAGACATGAAGTTCATGCCTACTGCTACCTTGGGTATTATTGCGAGAGAGTATGAACAGCAACAGTTCATTGGACTCTTACAGACTCTTGGCCCTAACACTCCTGTTCTTCCTTTGATCCTTAAAGGTATCTTGAACAATTCTAGTTTGACAAACAGATATGAGTTGATTGGTGCTTTGGATCAGATGAGTAAACCTGACCCACAAGCCCAAGAGATGCAACAAGTTCAACAACAGTTGGCTCTCCAAGCAGCACAGGCTCAGATTGCTGTTAATACAACACAAGCAGAGCAAAATCGTGCAGAGGCTACCAAGCTGATGAC